TGAATAAACCTTTACTGGCCACAATTTCACGACCTGCTTTGATGACTTCCCCGCGACTCTTAGGACAATGAAATGCATCAAGCATCAAAGAAGGAAAAGTATTATTAACCTCACTAGCTACACTATCGTAGAGCTGTACCACAGTATTCTTATCCCATGGGATTAATCCTCGATTTATATCTTGTTTCAGTGTGGTATAGGCAGTAAAATAGGCAGAATCTGTATCGCCATAGATAATTGATTTGCCTACGTGATTATATTCTCCAGTAATGACTTCATTGATTTTACTAGCCATATGTTTGGCAATTTGGCGTCCTGTAAGTGTGGTAGATTGACCAATACGGTTGTCAAAAAAACGGCAGCCTGGGTTGAGAATAGCACCATATAGGGAGTTAAGATTAATCTTTTTAACCAGCTGACGCTTGTCCCAATATTCTTCCTCAATCTTGTTTTCGGCCTTAATTGCTTCTTTAAGTTTAGCCTGCATTTCCTTACGTTCAGCATACCAACGTTTAAGCAGTCCTGGAATAATACCTTCGTACTCATAGGTAAAAATTGTGCCATTTGCTGAAAGCATCCACGGGTTATTGCTATTGAATATAAGTTCATAGATTTCTGCTCCGCTCATTATGTTAGTTTCACCGTTTTCCCAATCTATGGTAACATCATGGGCACGATCTTGATTCATTACAAATTCGTATTCATTTGAGCCAAACTTACCTTCCCAAGCCGCTGCAAAACTTGCACCTTTAGCCATTTTACCTTCAATTTCGGCTTTGGTATAATCTTGTCGCAACTGTCCTATAATAGTTTCGGGGCCCATATTAAGAGCACGAATCACTGAAGGATATAGGCTGTTAATATCCATTGAACCAATCCAATCGTGGAGTCCTTTTTTAGGATAGGCAACATATGCTCCTGCTGCTTGTGTATCTCCTAGGTCATCACATTTAGATCTTCCAGGGACAACCTTTCCTCGATGATGAGCCTCATTTATGATAGCCTGTTCAGTTACAGCAACAGCACCTAGAGTAGTTTGAAGTAGTACAGTATTTTCATGTGCAATAGTATTAGCTAGGTCTAAAAATTTTAATTTGCGATCTAATTTATCTAACAGTGCTACGTCTTGTCTGTTATATTCAATAAAAGTTTTAAAGTCATTGTTGTAAAGTTGATCTAACGTTCCTTCGTAGACTGTTTTACGCTCTCCTAATTCCATTTCTCCAATGGCGTCTAGTCTATAACTATGCCTTTCTTCGTAGGTATATTTTCTATATAGTTCTAAACTATCCATATGAACTCTGCCAATTAAATCATATGTTACTGCAGTTCTTCCATATTTTTCGTATTCTCTTTTTTTAGGAAACTGATTCCATAGACAAAATCTTCTTGTATCCTCTTTGCTTAATACTCTAGTTACACGATTAACAGTGTATGGAATATCATACCCTTCAGAATTCCACCCACTTAATACATCCGCATCTTGTATAAGATCTAGAAATGTCTCTAACATTTCCCCTTCATTATCGAATATATGTGTATTTGTAAATTCTTTAACTTGATCTCTTGCTTTATCTACTGTTAGTGTTTTAGGGGATAATGCTAGAGTCACTAAAGTATCTAACCATTGAAGACAAACAGTAATAGCCGTAATCGGCATAAATGGATCATCAGGTGATGCATACCCACGTTCCGGGTCAAAGTCTACTTCTATATCAAAAAAGGCTGTGTTTAATTTTGGAGCATCTTTATTAAGATAATTGTCTGCTAAAACCCTAAAGATAGGATTTATATCATGTTCATATAACTTTTGATTATTATGAATACGTTGTTCTTTTTGAAATTCTTTGTATGATTTACATGTGACTCGGTTTAAATTCTCACCGAAGATTGATTTATATTTGCCTTTTTGGTCTGGATAATAAAAAATATATCTAGCAGGGTATTCTTGAAATATCCTACCCTTTTTATTATCTCTTTCTACAACTTTAATGAGATCTTCATCACGATCCCAGATGGCGTCTATATAACTCATATTATTCTCCTATATCCACTTAAGGCTGGACAACCAACTATGCGATTTGTGGCTCGCTGACCTTTGTTTTTTATATTTATATAATAGTTTTGATGATACCTAAAATATAAATTATTGTAATAATAGATTGTAAAATAATCAAACTAATTTTTTTCCATAAAAAACCTAATATAATCCATCCTATATTTCCTATTAATAAAAAGTATACATTCATAGGAAAAATATTTAAACTGGTTAATATCACTCCTACTAATAAAATAAAAGTTGAAGTCCATTCAAAATAAAATTTCCAATCTTTACTAATTATATACTTTAACATTATATAGTTTTTCAAATTGTTTCGCATCTTCTAAATCGTTTACGATTGGTTGTCCTTTTATATTAAGGCTGGTGTTAAGTAATAAAGGACAACCTGTATCTTCATACCAATTTTCTAGTAATAGTCTAAATCCTATATTATCATTATGCCCGACTGTTTGAACTCTGCTTGTACCATCTTTATGTACGATTGCAGGAAATAAATCTGGGAATTTACATTTGGCAACATATTGCATATATGGACTTTTTTTAACATTTTTTGGCATATCGAAAAAACTGTCAGCGTATTCTTCTAAAATGGCAGGTGCAAATGGTCTAAATTTTTGTCTTTGTTTTATTTGGTTTACTAAGTCTTTTATATTATTTCCTCTTGGGTCTGCTAAGAGACTTCTATTCCCTAATGCTCGTGGACCAAATTCTGCTCTACCTGAGGCAACACCTACAATTTTTCCTGATTTTAATGTTCGCATTAATGAACCAATAGGATATTTTTGACCTAAATCATAACCTAGATACGGACCTGGCCAATTTATCTTTTCACCTATATAACCCGCAACACATCCTATGGCACTGCCAGCATCTCCTGGATTAGGCATTATCCATATATTTTTCCAATCGTTGGTGATCTCACTATTTGCCAAGCAATTTAATGCGCATCCTCCCATCAATACAAGATTGTCACTACCTACATTTTGTTTAGCCCAACTACTAAGATTTTTTAGGATGTCTGTATAAACTTTTTGAGTGGCGGCAGCAATATCAAACATATCTTGTTCTGTTTGTAAATCAGGCCTCCACCACTGGCATCCTTTGTGCAGATTTTGTTTTAATTTAATCTGTGGAGATCCTATATTTTTAAAAAAATCTTCTAAAATTGAACCGTATAGCCTATTAGCATCTCCATACGCAGCCATTCCCATTAAAATGTATTCTTCCTCATTTGGTTTAAGTCCAATGCGTTGTGTCATAGCACTGTACCATAATCCTATACTATGTGGATAACTTTGACTATAAAATTTGTTGATATTATTGCCGATTCCTTTCCAAATAGTTAAAGTTTCAAATTCACCTATACTATCTAAACAAATTATTGTAGCGTTTGTAAAATCACTAGTATAATAACCTGCCGATGCATGACTATGATGATGTGTGCCTAGATGAATACTTGCTGTAAATCCATAATTATTAAGATAATTTCTTATGTTATTTTCTTGCCAATTCCAACCTTGTCCGGCAGTGAATTGTCTAAGTGTTTTTAGTACAGGGCTTTCATACCAAATTATTAAATCGGGTTTTCCATAATACTTCGCATCAGAAATAAGATCTTTATGTAGATGTGCATCATTTTTAATTTTACTATATCGTTCGCTATGAGCAGCAAATTTAATTTCTTTATCATGCCAAACTGAAATAGCCGCATCATGACTGTTGGCGCTTATTCCCCAAATATTCATTTATATATAAATGGATCTTTTTTACGTATTTCTTCTAAACGTTTTTTTAAATCACGTTTACGTTTCCATGATATAAATTTATCTTTTAGCCATTTAAACATCATTCTTTCCTATTGGCATGACCACTGATATCCACAATGGTTTCAAGGTCGTCAAATTCTCTATATACTTGATCCCATTGATCTTTCATGGCAATACGTATGGCCTTTTTTATCACACTGGGTTTGACATCAAGTTCTTCAGCCACTGCTTTTATTGTGTCGTTGAGTCCTTCGGTTAGATCTTGAATTTCTTGTAGAACTGTTACACCTTCTGCTACAATTTGTTTAATCTTTGCTCGTTCCGGATCACCAAATGCTTTACTCATAAAATCTCCTTGTGTATGATTGTAGCAGAATTGTGTTTGCTATGTCAAATTATTTGACGCCGATTTTCATAAATCGTAGGTATGTGGTTTCTGGATCCTTAAATTCACGTTCATTGTCATAGATTACTTCACGCATAGGATATTGTTCATCAAAGTCAACTAATCTCTCATGCCCCGATTCTGCGTTGTTCCTACTTTGTATAGCAATTAGTGGACCAATTGGAATACTGTCAAACCAGTTATTGCTGGTCATGTCCTGTTGACTGGTATTGATTATTAGGCTTTTTTGATCTGCCTGACTATAATCCACAGTGTTAGCATCTGCCCACATATTTTCAGATTTTATTCCAAGCCTTTTATACAGTGCGTCAGTAAAATCTATACGACTTTTATTCTTATCTACATTGATCATTTTTTGAAATTTTATACCGCAACGTTTCAGCACATAACCCATATTACCATAACAACTGCCTAAAATATATATAGTTGAAAATTTTGTGCGATCATGTTCTTTAAGTTGTTCACACATCCATATCTTACTGGCCATAAGGTCTGGTGTTATACTTCCTTGAAAAGTATCTGGACTGGTTTCTAATAGATGCTGAATACGCATCAGTCTGCTCGCTGGCCTTTGTCTTTTTCTGTTATAGGACCACCGGTGACCCATGCCTTACAGGAACGGCTTCCGGCACACTTAAAGTGAAGGAAATTACAATAACCTAAATCGCTTAAATTAATAGTAGCATTTGGGTCTATATCAGATTCATCCCCTTTGATACCGTTGGCAATACACTGTCTCATACTATCGCTAACATCAAAGGCAGCACAATTACCGCAGGTCATTGTTTTGACAGTGGCTTCTTTTACACCAAATATTTTCGCACTCTTGGCGCAATAGGCTTCGGGTTTGTTAGGGTTGGCTGGAGCGTAGTGATATTCGTCTATGGCCTTTTGACGATTCTTAAGATTGAGATCTATGTCATGTGTGGCACGGGGGCAACCTTTTGTGGCTGCTTCTACTAATGTTATAAAGTTTCTCATTTGTTTGGATGCCTTGCCTGATAGTGTGCGGCCATGGCCATCTGTGTTTTCTTCTCTGGTGTTTTATTCTTAAACTGATGATATTGATTTGGGTCTGCTGCTTGAAAACGTTGTTCCCAATAGTCAAATGGCATGTCGGGCGTGAGTTTAGGCTGTGGCCCGACTGGTTTTTTAGTTTGAGCAGGCTCCTGTGTCGGTGCCTCTGGTTCCTGCTCGCTTACTTTTTTGCCTTATTTTTGGCCTTCCACGCTGTGGCATAGGCAATGCTACGTTCTTTATCAGTTATCTTTCCATCTTT